GCATATAATGTCAGCTCATCTGATTTACTATGTTCTCTGCCAACTTGAGATACTTGTATAATAATTACATCCATATTCACTGCGATATTAGACAAACTATGAGAAATATATTTAATTTTCTCATGTTCACTTCGTCCATTACCACGTGTATCTATTAAATCGATATAATCTACTATTACTAGCGATGGTTGCAATTCCTTTATCTTTTGCTGTATTTGGTCTATTGTAGGCGATATTGTTTGAAACGTGATGTGAGCTAAATCATCTTTATGCTTCTCAAATACACTTTCAAAATTGTCATTTACTTCATCCTTGCTTAAACCTGATACAATCTGCAATCCACGTCTATGCATATACCAGTCTGCTAATTCTAATGAAAGAAATAACGTAGGTACTTGCCATTCTGGATTAATAGAGTTACTTGCAAAGTCAACTCCTAATGCTAAATTTTGAACAAATGTACTTTTATTTGAACCTGTTCGTCCAAATACTGTAATTAGTTCTCCAGGATATATATCACAATCAATATGATTCATACCCAAAGATTGAGAAAGATTTAATGTACGACCACTAAAGTCTGTTGTTAATCTTTCTTTTAATTTAGCTTGTAGAGTTTCTACTGATGCTGTTTCTATCATATAATCTTTTCTCTGAAAATGTATACACTTAGTTTTACAATGCTTTTCCATTATCTCATCTTTACATCCATATTGATAACCTGCATTATAAACTCGTTCTACAATTCCATTTAAAACTTCTTTATTTAGTTGATTTTTATTCCATTCCGATAAGACAGCTTTAGAATAATAGCTTGGAACACCATTACGTCTCAAATGACTTACTATTCTCATTGCTGTTGTATTTCTGCAACCATCTTGAGGTCCTTGCATTAACATTTGTTGAACACAAGGAACAATAGTTGATGGTTCTCTAACTTTATTTAAGTTGTCTATTTTAGGAACGTTAGTTTGCACGTAATCAGTTAATTCTCCTTCTCCTAATAAAGATTGATACGGAAATTCTATTCTTGGCTTTTTAGCAAGTACAAGAATATTCTCTGATGTTTCATTCATTATCTCTTTTATAGTAAGGGGAATTTTATAAAGACCTGTTTTCTGATTTAGAGTGTGCTGTACTCTATATAAAGCAGTACGAATATACACCATATAATCTGCATGTGGAAATAACTTCTTCATTGTGTTTTTCACAATATAAGGCAAGTCTACAGATACTGGAAATTCAAACACATCGTTAGTTAGCACAATGTGATACCCACTTCCACTAAAGTAAGGTTGTATGCTTTTATGAGTACAGCCCAACTCCTCTAAATCAAATATAATACTACGTGCTATGTTGAGAGTATGCTCATCTGTATTATCTTGTTTATCGATATCAATTAACACTTTATCAATACCACGTTCACCATAATAATTCTTCAAAGTGCATCCATTTGCTTTTGCAAAGTCTACAGCTTCTTGATTATAAATATAAGCTGAACGATATAACGTGTTATTTAAATCAATATACTTAAATAATTGATTTTTAGGGATTAACATACCTCTGTTATATGGAGTCCCTTGTGCTATCTCAACATATTGCATTATAGATTATCTAAAGCCGATAAACCTAATTTATCAGAATCTACAGAATTAACAGGTTGAGCTTCCCCTGTATCTTCTTTAATAAATCCTCTAGACTTCATCCAATCTATATCGCTTTCTAATTGCTTTTTGCAATCTCCACCATTAGGATATATCTTATAATGAGCTACATTATAAGCTTGTTTTCCTGGCTTTTTAGGTGCTTGTCTATAGAAATAGGCTAAATAGTCGCCATTTTGTCCAGCAGATTCTCCATCCCATTCTTTTACATAAGAACTTAAGAAAGTTGCAATATCATCTATCTTATTTCCATCAGCATCTTCCCATTCACCTTTTATATTAATACCAGCATTACAATTAATTGCGTCAAAGAATGCATACATTCTTTTGATTACGCTACCACCTGATACATTTCCATTTGGTTCCTTGTCAAAGCCACCTACAATATTAGCATTTCTGGTATACTTACTACCATCTTGTAATAAAGTCACTTGAAGATATATATCAGCCCAATCAAAATCTGCTGATTTATCTTGTATATCAACTATAGTACAAGCACATACACCACTAAAACTATTTGTTTTGGTTGCTTCTGGTTTAAATAACGCCATTTTACTTTTTCTCCTTTTTATATATTTTATTCCAGTCAAAATCTAATACTTGACCACGTAGATGAGGACTTCTTGAGCCTGCTTCTAATGAATCACTTGCTTTAAATGATATTAAAAGTTTCTCATCTTCATCTCTATATATGTAGCCAATTGCATCACAATCTGACATTATCATGTTCTTTAAGCGTCCAGTAATATCAAGACTTTCAGGTTCTACTATTGCCTGTCCCTCAACTACTGCTTTAGCTGTCTTTCTATGACCAACTATAATAAGATGGTCGCATACGTCTCTAAACGCATGTATAGTATTCATAACTTTATCACGTGCTAATCCCCATCCTTTTCCGAAAGGTAAATCAGCTAAAGCTTGAACACTATTTTCTTGGCAAACTGCTTCTTCTGCCCATTGTACTACTTTATCTATAGTATCAATAGCGATATAAGTAAACTCGTGTCCTTCACGTGCTTGTTTTAATACCTCTATTAATTCTTTTCGATTATTAGCATTTAATATATGACCTTCTACCATATTAGAACCAGACTCTGTATCAATAATAAGACATTTGTCTAATCTGGATAACATTGTAGTTTTACCTATTTTAGGAGGTCCATACATCAAAAGTGTACCTGGATTTTGAGAAACAGCCTTTCTCTTTGCTACTTTAAGTACCATTTTGCTCCGTTTCTGAAATATCAAGAGTCGCACTTATGTTCTCCCTATAAGATTGTGAACTGAACGGGTCTTCAATATAGGAGTTACGAACCCAGCTATTGACTCTTGATAATTTCGATTTTTTGTTAAATAACGACTAATCAATATACAGATATTACTTTGTTTTTCCAAGTACTAATCCTGGAAAAGTAAAGAAAAACTGCTTTGGACATGGTTCATCATTTAACGTTTTCTTGATAGCATTTGCTATAAATGCTCCACTCATATTTGAACAGTATGAAGTCGCTTTAGCGTTGCATGGCTCATCTTCAGCATCTACATCTGAATACCAAGTAGTCTTATATTGTTTAAGAGTTGGATTCTTTAATGTAAACTGATGATATTCCTCCGCACCCATACGACCATCTATTAAAAGATAAGGCTTATTTTTGCCTTTTAAGGCCGATTCTGCTGCTTCTAAGCGACTATCCATACTGTCAAATCCCAAAATTACAATATCACCTTCTCCTATGGGCTTAATAAATTCAGTAAATCTACCGAATTGTTCAGTAACACGTATTTCTGGGTTTATTTGTTTTAAATGTTCGTGTAATGCTACTACTTTAGGTTTTTCAATATCTTGATAGATATAATAGCTTACTCCAACATTTTGTACCTCAACTTTATCTAAATCATAAAGAACAAATCTATCTGCTCCCATTCTAGCAAGTTGAGTAGCTGCGGCACTACCTATAGCACCGCAACCAAGTATATGAAAGATTTTATTACCAAAATCTTCTATTAGTCCTAAACTTCTTTCATTAATTCGCATGTTTTACTCCTCCTTCAATGTTAGCAAACATAGCAGTACCATCTAGATATAAACATTCGTTTTCTATCTTTTCTCTAGTACCTATTGCTATTTCATCAACTACTTTAACATTGTATTGTTTTAACTTTTTATTTAGATTAGCAATACCTTTGCGAAACTTCTTCATTCTTACAGAGCCATCAATTAAGCCTTCTGTTAATGACTCAATCTGTGTAACACATTCTTCAAAGAACACGTCTGGAACTCCTGTCAACTCAAGTTCATCTTCCCATAAACCATAAGTATAGCCATAATTATAGCCATATCCATGTGCTGGTCTTGGTTGTTTCCATAATGTACCTTGAGTTCCTTTACCACCATATGTGATAACAGATGTAGTTTCTTTAGTGCATAAGTCTTTCACTTCTTCATCTATTACCTCATTGGTGTCGTGTTCTTCTTG